TCACCATCGACCATGACGACCAGCAGCGACTTGTTCACGCCCGGCGTGTTGTTCGTCTCGACAACGAACTCGCCGTCGGTCACGCTGGCGTTCGCGATGCCGTAGTACAGCTCGAACCCGGCCTCATCGAACTGAAGGTGGTTGAAGGTCATGTAGTCAACCAGCGCTTCAGTCTGGACCGTCTTGAGGGCTTCGTTCTGCCAGGAGCCACGAACCTCCTCATCGCCACCGTCGAAACCGAACTCGGGGAGTTCGTCCGCGCTGGTGTGACCGATCAGCTCGAAGTCGGCCGGAAGGTTGGTCTCCGTGAAAGCGGCAATGTCTTCAACCGACGGTGCGGTCACGAACGTCTCCGTGCCACCGACAACGGTGATATCCGCCGTCAGGATGTACCCCTTCGCGGCGGTAAAGATGGCCTTCTCATTAAGGGCCATTATCATTCTCCCTACCTCGGGGGACGAACCCCGAGTTGAATAAGGCCCTGTGTAGACCAGGTGTCATCGAACGGCGATGACACTGGAGTTGGGCCAACAGTTTCCCTGAACGAATGGAAGTACCCGGCAGACGTCACCGTCTGCTGGTCAACCGCGTTCCAGATGACCTGGCGCGCATCCAAATACAGGTCCTCGGACTCGGCCCGGCCTCTCGCCGAGATAGCCATAATCTCGATCGTGGCCAGTTCCAGCCCGTCGACTAACCGGCTCGGCCCGCCGAGCCGCCGGACATTCAGCAGCGGGTACGTGCGAAGGTCAGCGTCCGGCAGCTCCGAGGTCACCAGGACCTCGGGCAGCTCCGCTCGAAGCAGCGGGAGGACGATGGCCTGCACGCGCCGCATACGGCGCTGAACCACAACGATCCTCCCTAAGCCAGACCGGCCGCGCCGGTGACGATGTACTTACCTTCAACCCACACCTTGCGGTTCCTGTTGTGCCGGTGGCCGAACTCGATCGCCGCCGCGTCACCGCCCTGGTCAACCAGCCACACCGCAGCATCGATATCGCCGTAGTCGCCGTAATCCGAAGGAACGGAATGTTCAACCTCGATGCGGGCATGGCCAGTCAGCCGGTGGATGGCCAGATTGCCGCGGGCCTTCGCGCCGATCTCCTCGGCGGAAGCAGAGACGGCCGCCTGCACACCAGGAAGGTGAGCCACCGTCCCGTTGATCTGTTTCGGAGGGAACAGCGTGACCTTTGCAGCCATCAGTTCCTCCGGATCGTGTAGTCAACGTGCGCGGTCCGCCGGGACATGTTGTAGAACTGCGGATCGCCGACGATCGACCAGCGCTGACCATTCCACTCAATCTGAGACTGGGCCCCCAGGACACCCAACCGAGCCTGATCGGCTCGGGCCAGACGCATCCTGTAAACCGACTCAGCGAGAAAGCCGCGCTGGTCGTGCTCGTCAGTAGTCCGAGGCTGAATCATCGCCCTGGCGGGAACACCCTCGGTGGCCGGGCGGAGGACGGGGTTACCGTCCTCGTCCGTCGTCTGCTCCTCGGGAAACACCAGGATGTCTGCGTTCCCGCGATCAAGCAGACTCATCGTCCCCCCACCACACCGCCGGATGGACAGGGTTGTGCCCGTAGAAGGGCGGATTGAACGGGTACTGGGGGTGACACAAAGCGCCCCCGGCGCCGAGGTGGATGGCCGGGGAGAACACCCGGAAGGTCCGGGCAACCCCGAGCATCGCCCACTCGTGATCGAGGATCTCGATCCGGCCGGACGCCACCCGAGACGAAATCGAGTACGTGTAGTTCCCGTCCGTCTCGGATGTGTACCCCTCCTGATTCCGGATCAGGCGAAGCACCGCTTCGCACTCGATCATGACCACGAGGCCCTGATCAAGTTCCCCGTCCAGGATCATCCCGTGCAGGTCCGGGAGCCGGGTCATGATGATCCGCTCGACATCATCGAGCCGGACCTGAACAATCTGCTCCTCGGACTCGTCCAGGTCTCTACCAAGACGTGTCGCAACGTCTTGGGACGTTGCGTAAGCCACGATTTCTCCTATCGGCTGGCGCGTCGTGTGCGCCGAACCGGCTTCGGAGCCGCCTGCTCAGCAGGCTCCGAGGAGGGGGCGGAAACCGTGTCCGCCCCCAACACCCGGTAACCCTGCTTGAGGAGGCTCTCCGCCCGCTGGTCGGCGACCGAAATACGAACGCCGCTAGGGCTGATGAGCCTCATGGATTACGCGGACTCCCCGGACTCCGGAACCTCCATCACGACAAACGCACTGGGGTCGTGAACCAGCCAACCGAACGTAGCCTCACACAGAACGGCAACCTGGTTCGTGGAGAACAGGTCAATGTAGCCGCCGTTGCCGTCCGGCAGGGTGGCCTGGTCCGAAATGCGGTAGCTGATCTGGTCGGCGTACCCGTAGGCAAGCTGGGTGAAGTCACCACCGATAACCCGGACGCGGGTCTTCGGAGCGTTGTCCACCTTGCCGGTGACGACCTTGTGAGCAGCCGCGTTGATACCCAGGATCGAGCCGCCAACGCCGCTGTTAAGGTTGATCTCCGAACCGGTGCTCGGAACACCAGCCGGACGCCACAGCGGGGTGCCGTCCTCGCGACGCGCGGTCACGATGTCCGGGGTGATCTCCGGCGCGTAAGCCCAGTAGTTGACCTCGTAGTCCTTGTCCTCCTGGGTGTTGACCATGCGCCACGCCTCAATGAACTGGTCGATGGCGTCGCCCTGGGTCGGGAGGTCACGGGCGGCGTTGAGATCCATCTCAACCCGGTTCGAGGTCTCCGTGATGTAGCCGTTGGTGTTGATACCCACCAGCGGGGTGCCACGCAGAGCGTCCCGGCCGTGAACCACGGCCAGGTCCGCCGCCCGCGCGATCGCGGCCGGGAGGTCCGTCGCAAGCTGAGACCACAGACCGTCCGGGTTCACGAGCGCGAACTCACGCGACGCCGTCACGATCACGGCAAGCTTGATCGGCATGAACGACGTGCGGGTCCCGTAGTGGAAACCGGTGATCGGCTTCTGGTGACCCTCACGGTCCTCAAACGACGTACCCACGCCGACCTGACCGGCAGCAGGCTTCTTCAGGCTCGGCACCGTCACAACGGTCTCGCCGAGCGAAACCGGAACCTGCTGGCCGAGGGTCATCAGAACCGACTGGCTCTGAGCCTTCGAGAAGATGTCGCCGACAAGCGACTTGGGCAGCAGCTCCGAGTCCCCAACGAGGGACATACGCCCCTGGACGGAAGTGTCCGCCGTAATAGGGGCGTCATTAGCGGGAAGATTGGCAGCAGCCATTTTAGGTTTCTAATCCTTAGTTATCGTACGCCCCGGAGGGCCTTAGCGAGAAACGCGCCGCCAGGGCTGAGACCGGCATCCGGCTCACCCCGACCCTGAGACGGGTCCGTGGCGGTCTGCTTGACAGGAGAGGAAGGGATCGACTTCATCAGGGCCTCTGCATCGGCCCGGATCTCCTCCTCGGTGGAACCCTGAAGACGAGCGATAAGTGCACCCGGCACATTGGCCTGAACGGCCACCTTGTACTTCAGAAGCTCCAACTCGGCTGCCTTGGCACGATCCTCGGCGGCCTGCTTCGCGTCCGTGAGTTCACCAATCTGGTTGAGAGCAGCCGTGTGCTCGTCCCGAAGAGCGTTTCGCTCGGTGCGGTACTTAGCCGCCTCCGCGTTCGCCTTCGAAAGAGACTCACGCACCCACTCAGGCGCGTCCGAAACCCGGTCCACAAACGTCGACTTCGGGTCCTCGGCACCGGTGCTCTGATCGGTGGTGTCGGACATACTGGTTGCCTCCTGGGCATACAAAAAGCCCCCACCAGGGGAGCTAAGTTTCGGAAACTTAAGGGAATGGATCAGGCCGCCGCGGGCAGAGACTCCTGGTCTCCATTGCGGCCAGCCTTCAAGAAACGACGGAACTCCCTGATCCCGTTCTTACCCGGGGTCTTCGTGAACTCCGTCCAAAGCTTCTCTGCCTCAAGGTACTGATCCCGACCCGGCCAATCAGCCCGATCAAAAACGGGAACAACCTTGCAGTCACAGTTCGGATGCCAGCGGTTCATCATCTCCATGAGCCGCTGTTCATTGCCGGTGCGGTTGTACTCGCGCCAAAGCTCC